GGTTTATTAAATTCTTTTTCTTTTATTCGAGAACCCTTCTTTTTTCCATGCCAGGTTTCTGGGATTTCCGGTGTTTCCTTTCCAGCCGTCTCCATTCCATGTCCGGAATCTACTGCAACTAAATATTTAGCCATATTATTCACCGTCCTTCTTATCAATTAAATTTTTCATTGCTTCAAAAGCGCCTGTGCTTGCCAAGCCGCTTGCAAGACCACCTAAAAGGATTTCAGGTGTAAATATACCATTAATCCAAATATTAAGTACTACGCCTAATATTGCCATGATTAAAGGAATATACTTGTTAGGTATAAAGGAAAGACTGTGCTTTATTATATACCCAACTGCAAGGCAGATTGCCATAACTGCGACTACAACATACTGACTTAAAATTTCCATAATTGTTCTCCTTCTTTTAATAAATATTTTTTACACCTTGTTTGGTGAGAAAATTTGTTATATCGTGCTTTGCATCTTTTGCATATGTCAAAGCCTTCTCTGTTTCTCCGTTAGATTTTCCATTTTTCTGTGCAACCGCAACAGCTTCTCCCAGGCTAATAGATGCCCCTACTCCTTGAATAAGCAAGATGTTTATTTCCTCTCTAGCTTTATCTTTGTCGTTTTGGTGTTTAACGAACCAGCCTACAATCAAACCAGTAATTGTTGATGGAATACCGGCTGCTAAAACAATGCTCCATAGTTCACTCATGCATATGTAACCGTCCTTTCTTTGGCATAAAAAAAGAGCCTTAGGCTCATAAGTTTATGATTATTTTAATTCTGCATTTACTGCAGTAATAACTTCTTGCTGCTCTTCTTCCGTAAGTTTAGGATAGGTTGCCACGATTTCTTCTGTTGTGCCTTCTCCTGTTTCACACCGGATAATAACTGCTCTTTTAAATATATTTAGTTTCCAACTAGGCATACATTACACCCCCATTATTTCAGCCATGGCTATTGTTAGGCTGTCAATTTGTTCTTTTAATAACTGTGTCTCTGATTTAGGTATATCCTCTAAGATAGCAACATTGGGGGTAACGGTTACATCTACACCGGTAATTCGCTTTCCTTCTGGTGCTTCTGCCCACATAAAAGGAATTCCTATAGGCTCTCTTACATCTCCGCTGCCCTGAAAGATTATATATCCTGTTCCATCATAAATAATTAAGTTTCTCATAAGCTGCTCTCCTTTCTATTCATATGCATAAAATGTAAATTGTGTTCCGTAGTAAGTAGTTGCTATGACTTCGCTCGGCAATGCTCTGTTGCTGAGCGCAAATGGTGAGCTATGGGGATTTATCGAACAATATTCACCGTTACTAAAATATGATGATTTATTGGTAAAAGTAATAGTTACTCCGGAGGTTACCAATAGTATAACGCTAGGTATAAAGTTAAGATTCAACTGTGACACTAGGATATATGACCTATAATAACTACCTCCGCCATTGCCCTCTTTGAATGGGCTTTCGTGGTTGTTGGTACTGTTTGTTACTACACCAGTTGCAAATCTCTTACCTGCAATTACGGACCCGGTCACACCAAATATACTTTTTCCACTTAAAATATTAGCCGGTATTAAATTTGGTTCATTTTTATACACGGAACCACCATTAAAGGCATTTCTACTGGGTGGTCTAAGATATAATGATGTTCCATTTACAGCATACCCTTCTGCTAATACATCATTTCCAGAAAGTCTGTTGGGCATTGTTCCAACATACTTGGAACCCTTTGAATAGCCGCTAAGTCCTTGTACCATCAGATTAGCATCCAATACACCGTCAGATGTATCAACAACATTTGGATCACCTTGTACCCCAAAAATACTTTTATTTTTCGCAATATTTGCTGATCTCAGGTTTGGTTCATCAACTGAAATCCAACCACCTACATTCGCAGGGATTGAAGATTGTCCCATAGGTTCATAATAACCCTTTTGTGGCTTTACATAAATAACGCCTGTATTTCCCATTTTATCCTCGGCCGGATAGTTATTATCTTTACTTTTATATGGCATAGTGCCAGTTACCTTGGCTCCTTTTACATATGCGGTCATTCCTGCCAGTATCTTTTCTGCGGTTGCTGTAGCATCATCCGTATTAACACCTGTTTCTATTTGTCCTATAGCATCTGCGAGTTGTGCAAATGTAGCATCAGTTGGTATGGTTACTCCCGGGTCTACGCCAGTAATAGCATTTTTAATTAAAGTCTTACCATTACTGGCTGACTGAAAAGCCATATTAATTCCACTAACTAAATCAGAACCATTTTGTAACTCTTCCATATTGCCAATATTTGAAACAACTTTGTTTAATTCTAGCTTAGTAGCAAATACTAACGATTCGTTTATTACAGCAGTCACATTCGCTACATCCCCAACTATTACAGATATACTAACAACCTTTTCTATTATTTCAGAAGTCTGTTGTGGTATATACTCCGCCAACGTTCCTGCATTTGCATAACAATATAGTATTTCACCTATATCCGGGTCCTGAGCAAATATTCCAAGTTCTCTCCAATAGAATCCGGCACTAATATCTGCATTGTTGAATACTCCTCTTACTGTCGCATAGTTCGAATCTCGCTTGATTTCTGTTATGTTTAATGTGACTTTTGGCTCTATTAGTGAAGTTAGTGCGACCTGCGATTGACTTCCTAATGTTCCAGAACCCATAGCAATTTTAGTAAACTTTAATGCCGTACCTGCCAATGCTTTTGCCTGCAGAGCGCGACCTTTTTCAGTAAATAGTAAAGTACTAAAACTCATAAATTATCCCTCCTGTCTTATTGAGATGTAATCGCCGGTATGTAAAACTGCTCCATAGTAAGTACTCATATATGCACTTAATGTTATTTCAACTGTATCTAATATGGAACTCTTTCTTTTTACACGTTCAATAATAGAATTAAAAGTAACCAGTGCATCTCCGGTTATATTGTGATTTTCTGTTGTTATTTTAAAGTGACCAGGCTCTCCACCATAATCAAACCATTCCACTACTTCTCCTGTTTTAAAAACTGCAGTAATTAACTTTTCAACTGCGTAAGGTGTACCAGCGTAAATATACCATTGTATTGTTTCTTGTATCACCTGTCTTTTTGTTTCAAGATCCATGTCCTGTCTGTAATATTGCGTTCGCAGTTCTATGGCCAAAGTGTCTAGTATATTATTTGGCATCTCTTGAATTGCTGCATATATCATAGTTCTTAATGCATAGCTCTGAAGCTTTTGGTTTGCTTTCATAACTGCATAGCTTAATGCCTGGACATCCGGTGCTGTCTTTAGATTTTCCGGAAGTATGTCAATGATTTGGCTTTCATAAAAATTAATCATCTTCTAGACCTCCATACGTAATCGTTTGTGTCGTTAGTTTTGCAACAGCTGTATCTGCCAGAGTTGTATAAACCGGTGACGTTATTACCACTCTTTTTGCTCCGGCTGTCATTATTAATTTTATAAGTTCGGATGGATTAATGTCTCGGCCTATCTTACTGTTTTGCCAATTCTTATAGGCTTCCACCGCTTCATTTACCTTTGTCTGAATGCTTATTGCTTTACTGACATCGCTCATGTTTATGTAATAGGTTAAGTCGATTGCATATTCTGTTATGTCTGGAACTGCGGCATTAACCTTGTCTGTTAGAGGTCTCTTCTTTTTATCATTTAAAAATTCCTCCAATCCTTGTATTATTGTTTCGTCTGGTATCACGCCGTTTTCTAAAATAAATCGAATATCTACTACGCATGCACTGGGTACTGTGACTTTAACATCAGTAATCTTCGGACTATATGTCTTTGTCCAATAGATGTATGCATCTTCTGGGCCTGCCACGCTGTAGCCTGCTGGTGCCAGGAATATTCTCTCTGCATATTTCTCATCAGATTCTATTTCGCTGCCGCCGCTGCTTGTTTCGGTATTTGCAACGGTACCAACGTATGGAATTGGATCTACTAACGTTGTAATTTCTCCTGCTAGAAATCCGTTACCTATTTCACCACTCTGTGTGCATTCCATTGTGATTTCAATAGACATCTCTCCTGGTGGTATTTCATTGTATTCCTTTGTCTCAAACATTACCACACCAGCTGAAACTCTTGTTCCAGCTGGTATTACTACGACTGATGGTCTTGCTTCTGAAAGCGCAAATCTTATTGGTACTTTTGCCGATTGTGGTTGATTTCTTGGTACACCTTTTAATGCTCCAAGGTTTTCTAAAAAATTACCATATGAATATTTCAAAAGGTTTTGTTTACCGGATCTGTCTATGTATTGGTAGCCCTGATAAATTTGTATTGCACAAGCATTTAATATTATTCGGTTTAGATCCGCTTTGGCCAGAACTATTTTCTTTCCGGTTATTTCTTCGTATTTCTTCTGGTAATTGTTTATCATTTCGGTCAAAACATCCTCCAGGGAAGCGTTATCAATAAATGAAATATCCGGGAGATTATCAAGTAGATTCGTTGTATTTT